TTAGCATTGCCCGAAGATAGATTACCTGTTACTGCTAGCGATGTTAGTGTACCAACTGATGTAATATTTGGCTGTGCAGCAGTTGTTAGTGTTCCAGTTAGTAATGAAGCACCAATAGTACCACTATTAGCATAAACATTGCCGGCATTTACGTTACCGGAAATATTAGCCGTTACTGCAAAAACTGTGCTATTTGCAATCAAGTTGCTGGCAATAATGTTACCAGTATCACTGATAGAGGCTTTGTCGCCACCGGTAGTAAAGAAATTAATGTATCCTGAAGGTCCAGGAGCCAGATAGATTCCTGTGCCGCCGTTTACCATTATGGATGAGTTTACGTTACCTGAAGTGTTTAAGTTACCACCGGTTACATTACCAGTAACAGCGAGACTGGTTAGTGTACCAACAGATGTGATGTTTGGTTGAGCATTAGTATACACCGTACCTGCTACGAGAGCGTTACCGACTTGACCGGTGACATTTCCACCTGCAAGTCCGGTTAATGCCTGACCGTTACCGATGATATTTCCAACACGCAAGTTACCATATGAGGTAAATGTTACAACTTCGCTAGTGATACTTGCCTGAGAAGCCATACCGAATTCAGCATTGCTTACATCCCAACCCATAAATGCAACACGAGCTTGTGTATCGTAATAGTTTAATCCTGTACCGACATCCTTACCACTATTAGCAGCAGGAGCAGCACCATTTGGTCCTGATTGAAGCTGAATGATTGGATCTTCAATTGCCAATGTCTCAACATTGACATATACTAAATTACCGTTGACAGTTAAGTTTCCACCGACAATTGCGTTACCGCTTACGTTTAAGTCTGTTAGTGTACCGACTGAAGTGATATTAGGTTGTGCTGCTGTTGTTACAGTACCAGCAGTTGTTGCGCTAGTTGCAGCACCTGATAGGGCACCTACGAAAGTAGTTGCAGTGATAGAATTGTTTGATAAGTTAGCAATGAGACCAGTGCTTGTTAGTTCTGCTACGTTGCCGGTTGCTGCATTTGCGAAGATAAGGAAGTTATTTCCAGTACCAGCAGCTACATTAATATTATCTGCAACGTTTGCATATGCAACGTTTAAGTTAGAAACACGAGTTGTGCTTGTTACTGTCAATGGGGCAGTGCCAGTTGCGACATTAGAAGTTAGTTTACTTGCTACTACTACTCCGGCAGTGTTTAAGTTTCCTGCACTTGCATTGCCTGTTACGGCTAGTGAGCTTAGTGTGCCGACACTTGTGATATTTGGCTGAGCCGCAGTTGTTACTGTACCAGCAACAGTTGCAGCAGGAACAGTACCAGTGACATTAGCTCCAGTAATTGAACTTAATGATGAACCATTCCCACTTACATTAGTAAAGACACCATTTGTTGCACCGATATTACCGACATTAGCATTACCAGTAACATTCAATGTACCGGCTACATTAGCGCCAGTTCCTGTTACTACGAGAGTAGTATTGCCCACTGCCGTAAGGTTAACATTACCGTTAGCAGTAGGAATGTTAACATTTGAGTTGCCGTTGTAGATAGAGCTACTTGAGGCAGTACCATTACCGGATACTATGAACTGCCCGCCGTCTGGATTGGTTATAATAACTGCTGTTGCATTGGCTTTGATATTAGCGTTGCCTAAATAGATAGTGTTTCCTGCTAACCAAAGATTGTCCCAACGATTTGTACTATTTCCTAAACTAAATGAATTAGTGCTAGATGGGGTAATATTTCCAGTCATCACCAAACTAGTTAGATTGCCTACGCTAGTGATATTTGGCTGCGCTGCGGTTGTTACTGTACCTGCCGTAGTGGCCGCACCACTTAGTGCGCCTGTAAATGTTGTTGCACTTACATTACCTGCACTAATATTACCAGTGACACTTAAACTTGTTAACGTACCAACTGATGTGATGTTGGGTTGTGCTGCTGTTGTTACTGTACCAGCAGTAGTAGCTGTTGCAGCAGCAAGGTTAGCAACAGTGGTAGTTGAGGTAACCACTAGCGGTGCGGTTCCGGTTGCAATATTTGAAATAAGCTGAGTACCACTTATGTTGCCAGTAGCAATAACTCTACCTGTACCCAAATTGCCGACATTGGCGTTACCGGTGCCAGTATTCAATGTACCAGATACGTTTACTCCGGTGCCAGTGATGATTAGTATATTAGCATTTCCGTTAGCGGTAACATTTACATTGCCATTAGCAGCAGGGATGTTTACGCTTGAGTTACCGTTTGAAAGAGATGTACCGATCGGTACATTAGTTAATTGACTACCATCTCCAATAAAAAAGTTTGCAGTAATGTTACCTGCATTAACGATTCCGCTGTTTGCAAGATTTAGGTTATCGCCAGCTGGCAATTCATCTATCTGAGAATTAGCTGCATCAACAATTAGTGGAAAATAATCTGCCATATGTTATTCCTATTAACTTTCTTATATTTATGCTTGAACTGGAATGGATACGTTTCCAGCTCTTCCTATTATAACGATACTACCGAATTGGATAGGTATTTTAACTATTGAAGCAGAGCGTGTATATACGTAAATATTTCCGGCGTTTGCAGCGGCAGGAGTAGTAAAATTTAAATTACCAGTGCCATCAGTGGTTAGTACTTGGCCATTAGTTCCGCCAGTAATACTTACATTTGCTACATTTCCGAGTGAGGTTTCAGCGGTGACTACAAGATTAGTTACGTTTGCGTTACCGGTCGTGGCATCCAATGTAATGTTGCCAACCGTAATACCGTTGATTACGTTAAAATATTTTAGTGCCACAGTTCCATACATCCCTGTTGTACAATATAAGAATTCGTTAATAAACTCCTACAGTGTATTAATATTATTTATCTTTCATGGTACCAAAGCTTGAGATAAACTTCTATCAATTAACAAAAAAGTCCCACCGTTTCCGATGGGACCTTATTGTGTTTTAGTATGTTAACTTACAATATTACACTAAGTTATATTGTGTAGTCCATACAGTTGAGTTGCTACTTGCAGGTGTTACTTGCAACTTAACGTTACCGGCATCAAGTACTACTTGTAGTCCAGAACCGGTAGATGTACCGATATTAACTGTTGCGAAAACAGTGTAATCTACATCCGAAGTACCGTTAGTAACTGCTACTACCTTAGCAACACTGTACTTGCTACCAGTTGAGTCAACTCCCTTGACAAGGAACTCAATTCCAGTCGTAGTGCTTACTGCGAACGATGCGATAGTTGTGTTTGCTGTTGTAGCAGTTGTAGTTACCGTCGCTGCCGCTGTAGTAGAACCACCGATAAGAACATTACCTGTGACGTTAGCATTACCAGCAACAGTCAACAAATTAGTTGAGTTGTTGAAAGTAAAGTTAGCACTTGCGCCAAAGTTGTTGTTAGTACCGTTGTTAAACTGAATTTGTGTGTTTGCGCCGGCTGCTTCTTGTAAGTCCCAAGGAGTGCCGTTTGCATAATACAGATTATCAGTCAATACACCAAGTGCAGAAAGATTTGCAGAAACTCCCAGCGTACCAGTTACGTTAGCACCGGCCGATGTAGCAATGACTCTAGCGCCACCAACTGCATTCAACGTGACGTTGCCATTTGCAGTGATAGTGACGTTTGAGTTACCGTTCTGTAGCAATCCGCTGTTGATGGTTGTGATGTTACCAGTTGTAAGAACTGCGGTTGCAGCGCCGATGTTGCCAACGTTAGCATTACCAGTTACGTTTAGTACGCCGCCGGTTGATATGTTTGCACCTGATAGATTACCAGTGACCGTAACACCAACTGTATCAATCAACATACTGCGTTCTGCTTTAGTCTTGTCAAAACCATCAACAAAGAATTCAATACTGTTATTTGCGCCAGTGCTATCAGTTGCGAATATTAAGTTACCTGATGTGCCAGAGCCATCTGGCGCACTCATGAAGACATAACCTTCGTTTTCTTCGGTTACAGTATAAGCAGCAGCATTGAATGTGCTGCTAGTGATACCTACGTCGATCCAACCGCTGATGTCATCACCATTGTTTGGATAAGCAATGAAATCAGCACTTGCGGCTGAACCATTACTTTCGTTATGAACATATGCTTGAATGAAACTGTTAGAATTTGCAATACCACCGAAGACTGGGCTAGTCAAGTTAGCAATTGCAGCTCCTGGACCTGCCTGAACATAATTAGCATAAAGATTGCCTGTGAAGTTAGCAGTATTACCTGCAAGTTGTAGATTCACTGTTAAGTTAGGAAGAATCACGTTACCGCTAAAGTTAGCAGTATTACCTGCCAATGCTAAGTTAATTGTAGCATTGTTTGCAGTGATATTGCTATTTGCAGTGATGTTGTTGGCGAGAATATTAGCACTTGCGCTAAAATCAGCAGCACTTACTAGTGCATTTGAAGTAACGTTGCCTGCTAATACGTTGCCCGTGACACTGAGGCTTGTACCAGTTGCTGCTCCGATATTTGGTGTTGTCAACTGTGCGCTTGTCTTAACAACAATGTTGCCAGCAACAATATCAGTTGTTATACCATCAACATTTGCACTGATAACAGTACCGTTAATTGCAATACCATTACCTGCTGTGTAAGAACCAGCAGCAGCAAATTGTGAGAAGGCAATATTAGTAATACCAAATGTGATTTCACCAGTTGGAGTCGTGAGAACGTATGACGAACCTGCAAATGCACTACCTGAGGTAATGAAGAAGTAGTCACCGTAGCCCAACTTGTTTACGTCACTAGGAGCGTATTGATCACCATCTGTTGCTCTGGTCATTACCCAAGCAGTTGAACCGTTACCTACGGTAGTAACTGTGTAGACACCATTTTCAAATTGATTTGTTTGACCTTGAACAAGTACTCTGTTTGTTGTTGACAATGCAACGCTATCAATTGTTAGTGCTACGTTTGCACCCGCATTAGTCAACGTTGCGCCAACACCCGGGTTAGCAAGTGCAGCCTGTGTTAGTCCTGTAGCGTTAGTAAATGTTGCTTCAGCACCACTATAAGTTGCTCTTACTGTGATTTGATTGTTTGCTGGAACAGTTTCAACGAAATATGCGTTATCAGCAATGACTCCGTTAAATGAGTTGTCCCAATAAATTTCATCATCAACACTTAATCCGTGATCTGCACTGAAAGTGAAGATCTTACCACCACTAATTGTGGTAGTAGTTAGAGAAGTTCCACCGTCAGCATAAGTTGCAGTCAAGTTTGTTCCGCTTGTTACACGAACTGCTGGGTGAATCTGTAGACCTGTTGCAACACTGTCAACATATGATTTTGTTGCTGCATCTTGTGCGTTTGTTGGATCTGCAAGTTGAACAATGTGTCTGCTTGAAACGTCAACGTTACCTGTACCAGTTGGAACAAGAATAATATTTTCATTGCCAGCAGCAGCAGTTAATGTAAGTGCTCCGCTATTTGAAGTGAGTGAAGGAGAAACGAGTGAACCGAATGTACCTGCACCATTAGCTTGAACATAACCAACTACGTTTGCGCCTGCGCCGCTTACTAATACAACGTTAGCATTTCCTGTTGAAGAAATACCAACATTACCGTTTGCTGCAATACGAATATTGCTGTTACCGTTTAGTAATTGCCCTGTTTGAACAAAGTTTGCAATTGCTAGGTTGCCAAGATTAGCATTACCTGCTGTCAAGTTAGCAGTAATGTTAGCAGCATTAGCAAATACAGTGTTTGTTGCGCTGATGTTATTAGCATTAGCGATGTTTCCTGTTACAGCAAGTGCGCCGCCAATATTAACATTGCCGGAAGCGCCGATGCCGCCGCCAACTTGCAACGCACCGGTTGATGTAGAAGTTGAGTTGACTTCAACTGTATCAATAAAAACAACGTTTGCTGCTTCTGTAGGCTGTCTCCAAACCGTATGAACTGATTCGTTAATGATTGCGCTGTTACCAGATAAGTTACCTTGTAGTCTGATTGCTGACCAGTTTAGTGTGTTGGCACCGTCACCGGCGATAAGTCTTAGATTAGCATTAGTAGCGTTACCGTATCCACCGCGAACTTCTAAAGAAGTATTTGAGTTATTTACGATTTGGTTAACGCCTGCTGCACCTAATATTACATTACCAGTTGCAACTACCTGACCACCTGTAGTTAGATTACCACCACTTACGTTACCAGTTGCAGTGATTAGTCCACCGGTACCTAAATTACCTACGTTAGCATTACCCGTAACACTTAATGTACCACCTGTGGATAGATTACCACCGCTAACGTTACCAGTTGCAGTGACCTCACCACCTGTAGTTAGATTACCACCACTTACGTTACCAGTTGCAGTGATTAGTCCACCAGTACCTAAGTTAGCAACATTCGCATTACCAGTAGCATTCAATGTACCAGCAACATTAACACCAGTACCAGTGAATACAGCAATACCTGTATTGCCTGCAACACTTACTGTGACGTTTCCATTAGCTGCAACAGTAACATTACTATTACCATTTGCAATTAATGATGTATCAATACCAGTTAAGAAAGCACCGTTACCTACAAAGTAATTTGCTGATAAGTTGCCGTCGCTGTTACGAACTGCGACTGTGCTTGCGGTATTTGCTACTGCTGAGTTGTATCCATCAAGCAAGTCAGCGTTAAGATTTGAAACTAAAGTAGTAGATGCAACAACAAACGGTGCAGTCCCTGTAGAAACATTTGAGATTAATTGAGGAGCAGTTACATTGGCTGTAGCAAGAAGCTGTGCAGTTCCAATGTTACCTATATTAGCATTACCAGTAATGTTTGCGTAACCATTAATGTTAGCACCAGTTCCGGTGAAGATAACAACGTTACTATTTCCCGCCATACTAAAGGCGATATTACTATTAGCATATAGGAAGATGTTACTATTGCCATTAGAAAGAGTGTCAAAGTCAATCGTCGCAAACGAGAGATTGCCAGCGCCATCAGTTACGATAGATTGTCCGGACGTACCGCCGGAGATTCTAACGTTGGCAACGCTGTTAAGATTAGAAATGCCTGTTGTTGTAATGTTAGTTGTGGTGATATCGCCATTGGCCAAAATCACGTTACTCGCAACTTCTCCTACTGAGAAGCCGCCGATTGAATTAAAAGGTTTTAGAGCCATTGTTAATATTCCTTTTGCTAACTTGTGCTTGTTTTATTTATCGTAATACTAGTTTTTTACTCGTTGTAAGCAACAATTTGCATCTTATGATCCATAAAATTTGCAAATGCTGGCGTACTGTTTATTTGTATTTCATTGTCTACCGAAACGTAATTTACTGAGAATTCACATAGGTAATTGTTTACTGCTAAAGTGCTAGTATCATTGTACGATAACACTCCGTCGTAAATCACAATAGATAATTTAGTGATTTGACGACTATTATTAATAGCATCGGTGGATATAATTACCAAATCTACCCCTGCTAATCCTTCTGCATCTAACGCTAGTATTTGTTGTGGAGCTGAAGAAATTGTTGTAGCAAAAAACATACTTGTTCTGCTAAATTGATAAATGCCTGACCCAATCGTAAGACTGTTTGCTGTTAGATCAGCATTGATATTAACGGCTCCGGTAGAGTTATCAAATGTAAAAGATGAACTTCCGCCAAATACACCATTGCTATTAAACTGAACCTGAGTGTTGGATCCACCTGGGATACCGTTACTAGTATCTTCTTGCCACGATAGATTCCCTGCGCCATCAGTAGTTAATACATATCCGACGTTGCCGCCAGTGATTGTAAGGTTACCTACCGCGCCTAAATTAGTATTTCCAGTGACACCTAAATTTGTGATTGTAGCTGTGGATGTGTTACTAGATACTGTTATTACATTACTAAAAACTCTTTGGTTGTTAGTAGATATAGTTAAGATTGACCCATTAGCTCCTGTACCAAGATTTGGTTCAGCTTGGCTAAGTCCTAAAAATTCGTGGCGAGAATTACTTAGGTCACTATACGGAGTAACTAGTACTCTGCCACTTAAAAGTTTAGACCCGTTAGCCATACTATTAGTTACCGGTAACTAGAGTTTCTAGATAGCTTAGTACTAATTGTGCGCTAGTATCATCACTACTGGTAAACTGGAGTATGTCACCATAATTTAATATTAGTCTTCCAGTTAACACACTTATAGCATCATCTGTCGGAACACTGGCGTTGTTTATTAACGAAGTATATGCAGAGCCGCGATATACACCAGATGAGATTTGTATTGTATTGGCGCCGTTATTGCTTACTTGCGCCATCAGCACTACAGTGGCATATCCCAAAGGAGGAGTATACACGTTAGCTGTAGTGGTGGTTAGGTCAGCTAGATTTGTTCTAAAATTATTTAATGCTGCTGCCATGAATTTTCCTTTTCATTAATTTGATCCCAAAGCTAATATGAATGGAGTCATCTGAGCAAACAAACTTTGGTAGAAGTAGTCACCGGTAATAACTCCAGTAGCTTGGTTAATAGTAAAACCTGTACCAACCTTAAAGTTACCTTTTTGGTCTGTACTAGTAAATGTTATTACGCCACCGTCAGTTGCGATAACTTCGTTAGCTTCAATAGGTATACCACCGTATTGCGGTAGTGCAGTTGCTGGATCAGTACCGGCACCTACATATTCAAATGTATGTGCGCTTGCAATAATTGAACTACGAGTGTAGAATGAAACGGTTTTACCGACGACAGATGTTTCAGCATTAAAAACTTGCTGAATAGACACAGTTGATTGCCCTGCGCCAGGTTGATTGTGTGTAATCGTATCAATCGTATAATATTCAGGATCATCTTGTATTACCATAATAGTATTGACATTAGGTTGACCGTTCGATAAGTTGTTGAGTACGAATATGCCCTGATATTCTGAAACTATTGTAGCAGTAGTTTGTAGTGGGCCATAGCCAGTTGCTACTAAACCGTAGTTACCAATAGAACAGTCACTTCCATTCAATGTACAGAAACCACCAGTCTCTACTTCAATACCAATATCACATGCAATAGTATAGATATTAACCAACTGACTATAGCCTGAGTTTACGATGTGAATACCTTTACCACCACGATTGATAATAGTAAAGAAGCCAACAATCATTGCCTTAGTACTGATACTGCTAACATTATTACCGTCGATGTAGACAGCAGTACCAGTAGTAGTAGACGATGTTAGATTTTGAATATACGGGCTTACAAATACATTTTGTGTAGGTGTAGCAGGATCATAACTGAATCCGTTTGCTGTATAATCTCTAATAGTAATACCCCAAACATAAGAGCCATTGCGTACATAGAATAAGTCAGCAGATGGTGTCTGTGGAACTACAAAGACGCTTCTAAGATTGTCACCCATCAATGCTACGTTTGCAGGGATAGTGACAGGATTTGCTTCGGTGTATGTTCCCGGGGCTACGTGAACTGAGAAGCCACCGGCGCTAGCAGCAGCCAATGCAGCCTTAATTGTTAAGTAGGGTTTATTAATGTCGCCGTTGTTAGCATCGTTTCCGTTTTTTGCTACATACAGTATCTTATCACTAGTTTTAAAAGTCGTTGGGGTAGCGTTACCGTAGTATGCGTCTGCTGTTACGTTTCCTACGTTGGCGCTTAATACCGATAATGTACCGAGGGTTTTATTAAAGGTGAATCCGTTGTTACCTGCAAACACACCTTCATCATTAAACTGTACCTGAGTATTAGAACCGCCGGGGGGTGTAACATTGCCGGCACCGTTTCCAGTAGGAGCCCAAGTTAATACACCGTTGCCATTTGTTTGTAGGAAATAGCCGTTTTGGCCGCCTCCAATTGAAAGTGACGAAGCGTTGCCCAACGAAAGGATGTTGCCATTCCAAGTTGCGTTAGGAATTCCATCAATTGCGCCACCGTTATTAAATTGTAGCTGAGTATTATTACCACCGGCAGCGGCGGTAGCTACGAATGGTTGACCGTTAGCCCATTTGTAATAGCTTGCATAAAATACATTAGCAGCTACATTTCCAGTGGTTAACACATTGGTAATTACATTACCATTGGCATCTACTACAGGAACTTCTGGTATCCCTGCTGAAAACCCGCCTATTGAATTAAAATATTCTGCTGACATCACATTCGCCTATACTTTTATTAAGTATTTATCAATATTTTATGTTTTGGGCATCGGAATAAAGTTCACAGGTGTGCTTTTTTTATTAAATATATGGTGATTACCGTGCAACCGCCTAGACCCATCTGCTCGCATTGTAAATTTGCGCTCGCCCGACCTAACGGGAAGAGTAAACACGGCTTTCAAAAGTGGCATAAGTATTGTGTTGACTGTGCTAAAGCCATGTATAATGGTAGATTCAAACATCTACAGCATAAGAAAGGCTCATGTGAGCAATGCAGTTTTGTACCGGAAGATAAATGTCAGATGGATTTGGTTTTTAAAGATGGCAATAAGAAAAATAAAAAGATGAACAATCTATTGACACTGTGCGCTAATTGTGCTAGACTACATAATAAGAAAGTTCGTACTGGCAACAAGTCTATTCTAAATGCTACCGTCGACGGCGATACTAGGATTTCATGATGAGAGGGATTATAGTAGGCGATAACTTTTACGACGAACCAAGGGTAGCTATCATCAGAACCAATGGTGCGCATCGTGTAGCCGGATTAATGCGAAGCCAAGGACTAGAAGTTGAAGTTCTAGATTTTTTCAATTCATGGGAACCAGCAGAACTTGAACAAGTGCTGAAAGCATATTGTCCAGACTTTATTGGACTAAGTTTTGGACTAGGTCAACTTAATGATGCAAAGGTAAACAGTTTCATCTCATTAGCAAAAGAAGTTAATCCTAAAATCAAAGTTATAGCAGGCGGAAATCAAGTTCTACACAATGATATCAAAAATATTGATTTAAATTTTAAAGGATTTGCTGACGGAGCAATTGACGATATCGTGGCGTATCTAAAGACCGGCATTTACCCTATTGAATCGTTAGTAAAAGATATTGATTTGGGATTATCCAAAAAAGTAGTAGACTGCACTCATTATTATTCAAAATTTGACTTATCTAATCTGAGAACTAACTATACTGCAAACGATTTTCTATCTCCTCATGAGAATTTGACGTTAGAAACTAGCAGAGGATGCATCTTTAAATGTAAGTTCTGCAACTTCCCTCTCATTGGCAAAAATAAAAACGATTATATCAGAACCAAAGAAGACTTAAAGCAAGAAATTATTTACAACTATGAAACATATGGTATATCGCAATATAGCATCACTGATGACACCTTCAATGACAATGAGATTAAGATAAACAATCTATACGAGATTTCTCAAGAGATTGATTTTGAATTAAAGTTCATGTGCTATGCTAGAATAGACTTGCTACATGCTAGACCCGGTTCATTAGATAAGATGGTGAAGTTTGGGGTTAAGGGAATGTTTCTCGGAATTGAATCATTGAATACCGAAACTAGCAAATTAATAGGAAAAGGCTTTGCAGGAGAAAAGTTGATAAACTATCTTAGAGAAGTCAAACAACAATATCCAAAGCTGCATTTCATCGGATCATATATTATAGGTTTGCCTAAAGAAACAATTGAACAATCTAGGTATAATATTAATTTTGCGATTGACGAAGGATTAATTGATAATTCTCCCATGTATGCGTTATATATTCCCAAACAGACCGGAGGCATAGACACTTCTATTTTCTCTAAAGAATGGGATCAGTATGGTTACGAAGAAATGAGCCTAGATGAAGTCAATGAGTTACTGACTCAGCCCAAATATAGTGCGTTAAAAAATATAGACTATGAGACTTTTAGCAAGCATAACGTTATTTGGAAAAATGAACACATGAATTTTCTTGATGCACAACTAGGTGCATTGCAAATACGAGCAGATATAGAACCAAAGACTGGCTTAGGTGGATGGAATTGCTTTGCTGCTGCATACACTAAGATTCCCGTTGAAGAATTATTACAATTAAAAAGAACAGAGTGGGATTGGGAATATGTTAAGAAATCTGCTGTAGATTTTGTAGAAGATTATAAGCATAAGAAAATATCAGTTCTATGTAATTAACCAAAAAGGAAGGGCTCGAAAGCCCTTCCCCGTATTACGTTTCGTAAACGTAACTTTCTTATTGGAAAGTCAAGTTCTGAACAGCAATTTCACCAACGTAGTCAGCAGCGTTACCGAATGATGACGCAGTGTTAGTTAGTTCGATGTAACCATAACGTGTCATGAATGATACGACTGGTTCGAATGTTGATGGATCAAGAACAACGCCTGAAGACATCAACGGAATGTATGGGCAGTAGAATGCTGCTGCATCAGTTTCCGATGAACCCTTGTATCCAACAAGTACTGGCTGAGTGTCTGGTGCATATGAGTTAACAAATACACGCATTGCACCGTTAAGAGTACCAACAAACTTAGTGTTAGTTGGAGCTTCGAAAGTGCCTTCAGTTGTACGAGCGAATGCTGAAGTTGTTGCCGACTGTAGAACAGTAAGTGAAGCTGGTGAAACAACAGCCCAGTTACCTGCACCACGACGAGTACGCTGTGCAATCAAGTTTGCAACGCGGTTGATAAGAACAGCTAGAGCAGCGTGTTCGTCACCAACGTAAGTAGCAGTACCTGAAACAGTTGCCTGGTTGAATGTGTATTCAGTTGAAGCAAGAGTTGCAAGTGAAAGCAAGATTTCCTGATCGATTTCAGCAGTAATTTCTTGTGCAAGAGCAGCCATAATTTCTGCTTCTACGTCGATACCATGCTGTGACTGAGCGTCCTGAGCAGCTTCGAAAGTCCAGCGAGCTTGTAGCTTACGTGACTTGGCTTCAACAGCCTGACGAAGAATCTGAACAGAAATCTGCTTACCACCGTTACCTTCAAGTGATGCAGTGTCAGCACCGGTGTATGCGTCGGTAGTATCAGTTCCCAACGGTACACGAGAATATGCTTGTGCAATCTTGAATGGTGAAAGTGCTTCTTCACCAGCAGTTACAGATGTCTGTGCTGCTGAGTTGTCGGTTAAGCTGTTTGCGTAGCGAACACGTAGAGTGTGAATCTGACCAACTGGGCCGGTCATTGGCTGCACACCAACTAGTTCGTTTGCAATAACAGTAGGCATAACACGACGAATTACTGGAAGAATAACGCGGTTAAGTGTTGCGATATTACCAGCTGTTGTGGTACCGGCTGTAGATTCAGCAAGTAGTTGCTTCTTGGTATTTTCTAGCAATACGCCCATTGTTGAGCGACGATTGCCTTTTAAGCCTTCAAGCAGGGCGTCCTTGGTGTCTCCCCAACGGCTTTCTAAAAGTACATTTGACATTTGAATTTTCTCCTAATTATGTCGTTTTTAATTAAAGCCCGGCCAAACGCTTAATGTCAATTACATTGTCAGTTTCGGCAAATTCATCAACTTCAATTGTTTTCTTGGCAGTTTTATTACCAGTTGCTTCTACAATAACAGCTTTAGTATTAGTCTTCTTTTCAGTAATTGCTTCTACTGAACCTGTATTGAGAACGGCTGGTAAATACTTATCGAAAGCGTTTTGTAGACGCGGTGTCTGTACGCTTTCTAGTAAAGTCTTCATTACTTGTTTCTTCTCCTCATTAAGCGGGGATAGAAGTTCATTCATAACCTTTGCTCTTTGAGTTGATTCTTTAATAATTCTAACTTCACGATCCTTTGATTCTACAAGCTTTGCTGCATTTTGTAGCTGGGCTGTAGTTTCTGCTAGCTGTCGGTCTTTTGATTCTAGCATTTGCATAACCTTGCGAGTTTCAGCCTTATCGTTTAGATAAGTTACTGAGAATTCGCTAGCAAAAGCTTCGAACAACTTACGTCCAAATGTATTTTCTCTAGCAGACTGGATATCTTCTTTTAGCTGTGATAGTTCACTCTTAAGGTGAGTTCCAACTAGACCGCTAACCTTCTTGGCGCTTTCAGCAATAAATCTTGCCTTAAGTGCTTCCAATTGCTTGCGACCTTCAGCAACGAGTTTAACTTTCGCTTCAACAACAGCTTGTCTATCTTGTGAGAATTCTTTAATTTCTCTAGATAGAGCATGTACGACGAACTGTTCAAGTTTTGCTTGACCTTCCATCTGAGCTTTGCGATCAGTGCGTAGTTCGCGGATTTCTTCGGCTAGTTTAGTAACCATGAAGTCGTTGAATTTAGTTGCATTTTCACGAAGCTTTAGCTGTGATTTTACTCTGTCTTCATTCATTGCTTTTCTTTCAGATTGAAATTCTGCAATTTCACCTGAAAGATTGTCGGTAACCATCTTGTCAAGAGCTTCAACCATAACAGTACGATCATGTTCGTAACGTTGTGCAAATTCCTCACGGAGTTCTACACGAACTTGTTCACGAGCTTCATTCAATTTAAGTTCCCAGGCTTCATTTAACTGCTGCCCGATATCTTCGTTGATGAGTCCGCTTTCAAGTAATGGCTTAATAGCATCTAACATTTATTTGATTCCTTTTATATTTTAAGTTCATTGATGAGACGCTTTACTTCCTCACCAAGGAATCGTTGTATTTTTTTGTCACCCTGAGCTTCCTTAGCAATCTCTAACATTTTATGTCCGTGCTTCATGTTCATGAGACTTTCATAAATTGCTTTGGGATATGCGTTTGGTGCGCTAGGTTGGGCAACGATATCAACAGTGATGATTTCAAAATCACTGACTTTACCATCCATGTCGTTTACATTACCTGATCCACGACTAGATACACCTAGCTTTACTCCTGACTCCAACATTGTTCTTACGAGTTGACCCATTGGAGTAGGAAGAATTTTTAGCTTGCCAAAACCATTGGCACCGTCCATCCACATGCTTGTAATCATGTGAGATACACGGTCTAAATTGATTTTAAGATCATCTGGATGGTCAACTTCACCCAATACTGAATAACCTTCTGAGATTTGTCTGTTTAGAGTATCCACGGCAGTTTCAATTTCATTGACGGGGTAAACACGCTCGTTTGCGTTCTTTACCCCGCCCTGAATGAAAATCCCCTTCATGTAGAGGGTCTTAAAATCAGCGCCCTCTTCATGAATTGACTCGACCACCATTCCTGCGCGGTCAAACGTTAGATTTTCTCTGAGATAAGCCATTCTCTCAGTTTTCCTTAGCGAGCTGGTCTACGAGCAGGTCTACGTGATTCTGCTACTGGGCTTCTAGTGTGTGCGCCGTCATCGCCGTGCTTTGGCTTAGGAGCTGCTTCACCCTTGTCCTTGAAGTTATCCTTACCTGGACTGTTCTTGAAGTTACCTGCACCCTTTACAGATGTTTCACCCTTTGAGTAGAAGTTGCTTGGTGCTTTAGGAGCAGTAGGAACTGCTTCACTGGCGCCGCTGAACTTTACTGGATGACTGTCCATACCAGCTTGTCCTGATCCTTGAAGACCTGGGCTCTTAGTTTGAACGCCGTTGTCGCCGTGAGTTACAGAAATCTTCTTAAGTTGAACTGCTTCCATCATTGCTTCTTCGTCTTCTTCAGCTCCGAATTCCATTTCTTCTTCGCCGTCATCAGCTCCGAATTCCATTTCTTCTTCGCCGCCGAAGTCTGCATCAGCGCCGCCGCCCATGATGTCTTCGAATTCAGCCATCAATTGGTCAAGCTTGTCTTCGATACGGATTACAGCGTCTTCAACTTCTTCGCCTTCTTCGTCGCCGAAGTCTTCGGTGCCGTCAAGTTCAACATCTTCTTCACTATCAGTGAAGTCAAAATCGTCTTCTTCTTCTTCAGTAACACCGGCTTCTTCAGCATTGATTTCGTCAAGTAGATCGCCTACTTGTCCGCCCATGCCGCCCATGTCATCTTCCATCACATCGTCTTCCATTTCGTCTTCTTCGGCCATAATTGACTCAAAGATTTCTCTTGATCTTTCTACTACGATTTCGTGGAATAGTTCATTGGCTCTATCGTTATCTTCATTGATAACGAGGTCCATTAGTTGTTCGAATTTTTTGATATCCATTTAAATTTCTCCTGATGCTTGAATGGCTTTGTAGACTTACTTATGCCACTAGCAGGAAAAATGTTCAATAACTATGTATTTTTTGAGTTTTTAGAAAAGATATACATTATAGTGCCGGAGCACCTTCTCCCTCTTCAGGTTTTACACCATATTGCTTGCGAACTTTTTCTAAGTATTGCTTCTTTTCATAGCTTCTAACATCTAGCATTCTACGTAATTTACGAATTTGCTTTAAGGTTAACTTTGTTTTTCTAGATGTTCTATAGGTAGGTTTGCTGTTGTCAGCATTGACATCTTGCAGTCCATTAATAGGTGCGTCAAACATTTCGTAAAGTTGCATAGTTTTATTTATCTTTTTGTGTTTTGAAGTCTATCCAAAAACCGATTGCTACAATAAGATTCATCCCAAGCGAAGCCAAGAGTATGTGTATATCTTGATAGACATTCATATTCATACTTAAATGAACATGACCTACCATCCAAAAGGGAATAGCTAAATTTTGAGAAATCCAAATTAAAAGAAACTTGATAAACTCTCTCATCTAAATTAGATTTGCATTCCGCCGCCACCTACGGGGCCTGCTGCGCCTCCAGGAATTGCTTCTCCGCCTGCACTGCCTACGGGGCCTGCTACATCAAGTTCCGAATCACCCATTTCTTCACTAGATTCAATACTATCAGCAGTTTCCATGTCTGATTCAAAGTCTCCAGTAGAAACGCCAATGTTACGCAAATCACTGCCTGCAGGATCAGATGTAACTTCTTCTTTGTTTTCTTCTTCCCACATATTTTCGTTACGTTTAATTTCTTCTTCAGTAAGACCTAAGAATCGTTCTAGTGCAAATCTCTTTGAAATGTATGGGAAAGCTTCCATACTAGTGAATGTACCTACTCTAGCATTATCTAGTTCACTTTGACGATATGCAGCAAAGTTCTGAGGAGGATTGAATACTAATTGGAATAGACTTGTATCAATGTTGAAGCCTCTCCAACGCAAGAATAATTTGAATTCTTCGTCAAACTTCATTGCCATGTAGTTCTGTAAACGTTCGCAATACTGATTGAATCTGAATTCTTGAATCATCGCAGTACCAACACGACCATCGCTCAATGGAGTAGTGTTGTCATCTGGGCCAGTTGGCAAGTAAGATGACGGGACACGAAGACCACGAGCAAGACGATTGTTGAAGTACTTCAAGTCATCGATTTCGCCTAGATTCTGTCCACCAGGAAGAACTTCAACTGATGAGCCGCGACCTTCTGCTGTGACAGGGAAGAAGTAGTCTTCATTCATTGACAGTGGGTTGTATGTAGCATCAACGATTGATTGTCCACCGTATACTGATGGGATTCTGCGCTGGTGAATTTCGTTCTTAACACGCTCAACAAATGCCATAGCTAAGTGACTTGGCATGTTACCAACGTCAATCTTGAACATTCTACGTTCAGGAGCACGTTGTACACGATAGATTAGAACAGCGTCTTCTAATAGTTCTTTCTGCTTGTAGACTTTAAAGATGTTCTCAAGAATTGACTGTCCAAAAGGCCAAAATCTGTCAAGCCCTTCAGTCAATGATACGTGAACAACATGTTTTGAATCTACCGCAGACTCACTCTGTCCTAATGTGAAACGTGATCCTGTAGTGTTATATGGCATTGCCGGAGTAGTATAGCCGCCGCTTTGTCCGCCACCGCCTGAACCGCCTAAGCCAGTTGCAGGGTTAGCTGCAAAGTCAGTGTTGGTCTTTTGTGCAACACTAAGATTCTGTAAGTTAATATTGATATCTTTGATGACATACTGTTCCGGCTTCTTGCCTTCACTTTCGTTAACGATTACTTTAATAACCTTAACCATGTCAATCCAGTAAAGCTTGAAGTTTTCTGGGTCACGAACGAATGCCTGATCTCCGTACTTGATTACGTTGCGGAAAATCTTAAACATACGAACATCAAATTCGTTTAGCTTACACCATTGTTGAAGTTGTTTAGTAAGCAATTCTACTTCATGTGGAGTAGGGTCTTCTTTAAATTCAAAACTGAATGGTGTTTTATTATGTTCGTTTCTCTGAGTACTAAACTCAGCAATAATATCCAAACAAGCGTTAATTTCAGCATCAACATCCATCATTTCATATTGGTTGTAACGCTCAATTCTATTAGGATGTCCAGTATAGACTTCTGGTAGCCTACTCATATAATTCTTGTAGCCAAACTCAGTATTACTATAGCCGCCTGATGGCACTCCGCCGCTGCTATTCCAAGCACCTGCGTTACTGTTCATTCCTGAGATAGGACTTGATACACCTGACTTGTTTAAGAATTTCTTTTTATATGACATTTTTACCGCTCTTGGTTGTTTAAGTATTTATGTTAAACCATACTGTTCTTTAATATCTTTTCTCTAGTATCGTTACCATCAGAGATAGCACTAACCATATCGCCTAGTTTACTGAGCATACCCTCTACTAATTCAGCATTCATATTCACTACTCTTTCGAGAATTTCTTTTTCCATAGTTGGCGCAGTAGAAGATATTGCGTTGGATATTTCTGGTGTCTCTGCCGGAGTTTTAGCTAATTTCGCCAATACCGAATCTTGTGTTAGTGGAGTTATCATTTCAGAGCCGTGCATTTCAACTGGATATCCAGAATCCGGACCTTTGACTAAGCCGCCTTTTCTAGCTTGTAAAGAAGATTTTTTAGGAGACTCAATGTGCATATGACTGTAATGCCCTGGTGCCTTCCATATAACTTTAAATCCATCTGATCTGGCAGAATCTGCAATTTGATCAAACTTAGCTCTTGCCTTAGGATCTTTTGATTCATTTACGCCTCTGCCGATGTTAATGTCAATTGCTCTTCCCTCATAATGGCCTCTACCTTTATGCACCGGTGCTACTCCACCGAATGCAGGATGTTCAGCCACTCTAATTCCCTGATCTTGTAATCGTTGTCCTAGGGCAACAATATCTTTGCTTCCGCCGCCTTGGCCCGCATTTTTTCCTTCTTTTAATACCTCAACTTTTCCTGCTTTAAACCCTTCAATTTTTTCCATGGCATTTAGCATAGCAGTTCTTTGTTCAGGAGTCAAATCACGCAGCGGAGTATTAGAGTTTACCCCTAATGCTTTTACAATAGTGTTTATGTAGCCTCTTGTATCATTTTCATTAGGCGGAGCATATTTACTGATTGCTCCGGCAATAGTTTTGTTTTTATATTTGCTAGTATTAAACAGTAGTTCCTCTTTTGCTTTGCGACCCTGTTCATACGAGGAGAATACTGCAAAACCTCCGGATTGCCCTACTGCTCCCTGACTTCTTGCAAAATCACCAGCCCTAATATTTCCGGGGTTATTATTTCGCCAAGCTAGTGTCCCTGTTCGTTTTTCTTCTCTGCCATCTTCATATTGAAGGTTAGTATATCCCGCGCCGCCTCCTGTTACCTTTGTCGCTGATCCACTTGTGCTGGTTGAGTCGCTGTCGGCATAATTAGAGCTACCAGGAGAGCTATCAGGAGAGCTACTAGGAGAGCTACTAGGAGAGCTACCGTCAGTGCTTGCGTCCTCGTCTTCTTCATCAACACCTGCTATTTTATTTAGGATCTTTGAAGCATCAGTTAAACTTCTTCTAAACTGCATCATAGATTCTTCAGTGAATCTATGTCGTTT